TCTGTACCTGGATCTTGTACATCATTCATAGCTTCTGCGTCTGAATTATACTCTTGTCCTGTTTTTACATTAGTTAATGTAACCTCTGTTTGAGGTGTAATAATTTTAACTGGTTTACCGTTTATTACTTCTATTCTATATGATGCTTCTGTTTCTATAAATGACATATTAATCCCTGTTTATTTCTAATATAGCACAAGTACCTTCAAATATATTTCCCGAAGCTGCTTGTAGCTGTAGTTTATCGTTTTCTTCTAATACGATTGATCCATCTGATATCGACTGTGAATTACCAGCATTAACAGTGTGCTCTGCAAATTGAAACGCAGTTGTTGTTGAATTATCATATATGAAAGCTTTAATTTCAGTATTACCTGAACCAACATTTGCTGTGTGTATATTTTGTATAATAGCTCTAGAGTTAGATGGAGCTTGGTATATATCAGTTACATCTGTTGTAGTTAAATCAAACTGTGCATTTTTATAAATATTTGCCATATTATCTTCCTGATTTAAACCAAGTAAATCTTTCCGTCTCTTGTTTTACTTCATTTAAAAATGTAGAGTTTAATTGGTCTTTCATAATAGTTAAAGCTCTGTTAATTTGTTTTTGGTTAGATACATCGTATTCTGTTTTAGGCTCTGGTATTCTAATGTTAATTTTTGCCATTATCGCCTTCCATCTGGTTGCATATCTAAACGAAGTGTGCCAAATCTCCATGTTTCATTACTGTCATCATTTTCAATCTTGACATTTATAAACCTTCCTCTAGCTCTAGTATCCTTTTTAGTTGTATTTGAATCAATTGTAAAGGGACTTAAAGCTGTTATAGTATCTGATTGTTGAGGATATCTTTTAACAGATAGACTAACCTTAGCATTACCGTTTAACGTTTTAAAATCAGGTACAAATCTTCTCATTGCAAGAAACACTTCTCCAGCTGTTCTTATCTGCAATTGTTGGGGACCATCAATTCTTTTCGCCTGTTCTAAATCAATATCATAAGATTTTATAAATGATGTTACAGTTGTAGTTGATCCATCCTCATTTACTTGATCAGTCCCTACTTCATGTTCAAAAAATTTAGTTTGACCTAAACCGTCTTGACCCACCACTGATGGAAAAGTACCATTATTGGATGCGTTATATTTAGTTGCAAAAGGTTTTGGATAAACAATTGCATCAATCCAACTTGTTCTTGCTTCGGTGCCCGTGTACCACACACCATTTTTCATGGGTTCACTATAATTAAATACTACATATTTATCATTGTAACTTGATCCTTGTGATGGATAATACCAAACAACTTCTGTAAATAAATTATTGATACCAGCTGCAACTTGTTGACCTTTTGTTGTATCAAAATTATCAAATACAAAATCTTCTACACTACAAGGTAATGATTTAACTGTTCCATCAAACATAAAAAAACCATTTGATGATAACCAGAAAGCTGAACCATCTATTTCAACGACTGCATTTTTACCAATTAGTCCACAGTTAGTACCAACCTGTTCAAATCCAAACGTAAAAGGTGCACCTACAAACTTCATTGTGTATAAAGCATTATCCGTAAAAACTAAAATTGTTTCTTTTGCTTTAATTGCACCTACAATTTTTGTACCATCTTGCAATCTAAAATCACCAGAGCTGTTAATTGCAGTTGCAGTATAGTCATTAATATCTTCTTGATCAGAAAATCTAATAAACATATCATCTTGTGTTGTTGTATCTCCAATAGTTGTTTCAGTTCCAAAATGACATAAGTGTCTAGTTGTTGGTGATACTAATGTTAATCTTGATGCAGTTGGATTTGATGATGTAGAAAAACCAGATGTAGCCGTCGACGCTCTTGTAGTCAAAGGTGCTGCAGCTCCTGCATTCCACGTAAAAGTTTTACCGTTTGCAATAGTTGCAATTAATACTTGACCAAAGTTATCAAGACTCCATAGACCAGGTTCAAGTGTTACCTCTGATGCCAGTACACCCTCACCCCAATCAGAAAAATTTGTAGCATCTGTAACAGCTGTTCCTGTATTGTGTGATGCATTATCTGTGCCATTTACATTTCTTACAATACTTTGCAAGTTTGGTGATGATATAGATGCGTAAGATATTAATTCATTTTCTACTAATATTCTACCTGCAGCGCTAAAGTTAGTTGTTGCAGCCAATGTAACGTTTGTACCAGATCCACCCGTACCTGCAGAGTTTGCACTTAATGATCCATTTAATGTTGATGTAGCAGCTCCAGGAACTGATCCATTCCATTGTGATATACCAAAACCATAGCCATAAGACTGTGCTGCTGGTCCTACTTTTTCGTAAGGTTTTACAGCTATACTTCCACCTGTTGAAACGGTTCCACCAGCGTTACTACTTTGTGTTATTGTAAAAGTTGTAGGTGTTGGAACTGTTGTTACTTGAAATAATTTATCTTCAAAGTCTGATGCACTAAAGCCTGTACCACTTGGTAATGTTACACTATCGAATAAAACAATATCTCCAGGCTCTAAACTGTGCGATGTAGACGTTGTTATTGTACAAACAGGATTATTATTAGTTGTTGCAATTGTAGAAGAGCTTAATGTAGATTTTAAAGGTGTAATATCATGTAACTGTCCTTCAAAATATAAAAGTAAAAACTTATCTGTTCCTATTGCAACATATCTATTTCCATTTAAATCAACAAAAGCGTGAAGTTTTCTAGCAACGCCTGTAATTGTATCAGATATTAAAGAAGACCAACCACCAACTTTTTCTGGTAAACCATATCTAAATCTAACATTATCAGAATCTATCCATCTATTTTCTGCACCTGCTGATGTATCTTGTTTATCAATTCCTGGAAGAAAGTCATATTCAATAAGGGCCATGATCCATGCTCCTTACGCCGTGTTAGTTTTAAATGCCCAACCTCTTGTTGCATCCACATACACTAGTGTAAAAGCTTGACCATTAGTTGTTAGTGTTAGGTTTGATGTACCTGTATTTATTGGTTGACTATTTCTATTAACAATTAAATTGTTAGAGTTAAAAGTTCCTCTTGCATCAATAAATGTAACTTCTGATCCTACTGCTGGTGATGCAGGTAAAGTTACTGTAATTGGGTTAGCTGTTGTGTTTGCAAATATTTGATCACCATCTACTGCAGTGTACGCAGTGATTGTTGAAGAGTTTAAAGTTACGTAACCCTTGTTACGAATACCAAGACTAACGTTTGTACCATCAGAATACACTAATGATTTAGATCCAATAGGTAATACAACTCCATTTCCTGATACAGTTTTAACTGTAATTGTGTATAGTGCAGATGTACCTCTTGTTGTTGCATCTTCAAATATAATAATTCTTTCAGCACCATCAGGTATGGTTACACTTCTATTTGCACCTAATGTACCTGTTAATTTAATGTATATGTTTTTACCATTTGATGTTGCACCATTATCAAGTGCTAAAGTTAAATCACCAGATGCTAATTGTGATGAAGACAAGTAACCTGTAGCTAGTTGTTCTAGGATCTGTAGGTTTGTGTTAGTGATCGTACCCCAAAGACCTGCTTTTTCACCTGTAGCTATAAGCTCTAATTTTGAATTTGTTGAAAAACTTGATGCCATAATTCTCCTAATAAGGGTCTATTGGTGTCCAAACTTGACTGACTCCTGGGTCAATGTCGTTCCAAGTAATAATACCCGCGTCTTTTACTGTTAACGTCATCGGCACACCAGTTGGTGATACGTTTGCCGCTGCTGTAATACTAACACTTCCTGTGCCAATGGTCAATTGATTTCCTGTGACACTTGTATTAGCTGCTGCTGATACTGTAATTGTACCAACACCTAAAGTTAATGGTGTAGGAGTAGGTGTTACATTTGCTGCTGCAGCAATAGTTAAAGATCCAAAACCTAGAGTTAATGGGTTACCAGTTGGTGTTATAAATGCTCCTGCTAGTGCAGATGATTGACCAACTGAAAGTGTTAATGCATTACCTGTTACATTAACAGTAATGTTTGGGTTAAAGAATGATGTCGATATTGGAGCACCAGATATGGAAGTCAGTCCGAGCATGGTCTATGCTCCTGTCAGTGCTTTTATCTCATCATCATCAAGACCAAGATCTTTTAGTTTTTGTTTGCCAGATGCTTTTTTATTTTCTGCGTTTGTTTTTTTAGTATCAAAATCAGATTGTAATTGTGCTAAACCATCAATACATTCTTGTTCAGTAGGTTTTGTTTTACTGTCATCATGTATAATTAAATTAACATAGACTTTATTTTTAGAATCTGACCAACCGAACCATTGTCCAGTATGTAGTGAAATTAAATAATCTTCTATGTGGTTTGGTCTACCAGTTTCTATATTCATTCTACGTGTCCCCCAATCTTATAAATTCTACCCAAGTTAAATTCAAATCACTATCTCCATAAGTTGAGGAGTTACTATTATTGCCATTAGCTGTAAAAGTTGCTCTAAATGTACTTGCATTTGTAACATCTATTATTGCTCTTGCTGTAGCTGACATATGAACAATTCCGACACTAGTATCTAATGCATTTCCAAAAGATATAGAAACATAATCATAACTACCACCACTATTTGAAGATATTTTAATATTTGCTTTCATAGCTCTATCAGCATTATTGTTCGTATAACCATTTCTAGTAAATGTTACAAGCCAAATTCCTGTCGATGGAAAGGTAAAAACTCCAGAAGATTCTGTCATTCCAGTTCCTAAACGACCAGCTGTTGCATCATCTGCTCTTTCCCAATTAGAAGTAATTGGGTCTGCATCTCCAACAAAAGATGAAGTAACTCTCCAAATATCAGTTTCTGTAATTCCACCAGCTGCTGCAAAAGTTGGAGGCGCGCCTGCACCTGCTGAAGTTAAAACTTGTCCTGCACTACCAGTTGCTACTGCTGCTGGATTACCACTTGCATCATAAGTAATTAAATTTCCATCTGTTCCTGGAGCCATCTTTGCTAATGTTACTGAATCATCAGTTACTGCAGATGTTGTAATTCTAGTTATCGCCATTATTAATTACCTTGATTAGCTTTAAAAGCTTCATAGTTAGCTTTTACTTCATCTGTCCAAACTGCGTTACATACTGCTTGAACTTCTGAGTGTTCATTAGATATATCTGCATCTGGTGCTAAAGCATGTCTATGATACTTTCTTGATAATTCTTCG